GGCAATGTTTTATATTCACTAAACGGAATTCTCATAAAGGTATCAACCCAATTTTTTATTTTATAAAATTCACCAGATCCTTGTTCCATATATCGAAGAGAACTTATTTTTTTCATAGCAGCCGCTTTGAATATTACTGGAATATTTGACTCTAACAAAGTTAATCTATAAGGTTTTTCTATCCTAGTGATCTTATTTATTTCTCTTAATTCTTTAATTATTTTATTTTGTTGTTCCGTCTCCAATTTATCGTAGAATTCAAAATCATTCATAGTATTTTTATCTCGCAATATTTTCTTAAATATACGCCCATTTCTAGCCTTTACTTTCTTTTCTTTCTTTTCTTGTTTTTGCTTGTTTACTTCCATCTTTGCTTCACAAACCTTAAGACATTCCTTCACTAAATCATTATTCTTGTTTCTAGTTTGTAATTCCTTTAACATAGCGATAACGTCATTATGTGTGTCATTTTGTTCTCTCCCTTTTACACCAAGAACGTCCTTTAATTTATTTATTAAAATTGCATCTTGTTCTGTCGGGGGTTCTTCATCATTATTTTTATCTTCTTTTTCTAGTTTATCCTCTTTTTCCCGTTTATCCTCTTTTTCCCGTTTATCCTTTTTAATATCAACTTTCTTATTTTTTTGTTTATGTTTTTCTTTCATCTCATCTTCTTCCTCATCATTCTCAGTTTCTGATTCAGAACTTACAGGATCATCTTCATTTTCTGTATTAGTATCTGTATTAGTATCTGTTTCCCAATCTTCATCTTCTTCTTCATCATAATCATCCTCGGCTTCACCTTTTCCACCAATAGTAAATATAATATTAAATTTACTGGATTTAGGACTTAGATCTTCTTCACTATCCTCTTCACTTTCTTCATCACTTAAAACAATTTGTTTCTTTTTAGTTGACTTATTTTTTCCATATTTTTTTGGAGAAATATCATCATCCTCATCAGTATCAACCTCCTTCTTTGTTTTATTATTTTTTGTTTCCTTTTTTTGATTAGATAGTTTCTTACTAACACTTCTCAGTTTTCTTTTTGGTTTATAATCATCATCATCATCTTCATAATCTTCAGAAACTTCATAAGATTCATCGTCTTCATCATAAGAATCTGTATAAGAATCTTCATCTTCTTCACTTATAACCTTTTTAAGACGATCTCCTGCTTTAATTTTTTTATCTAAATGTTTAGACGGAAATATTTTTTTTAAAAATTTACGATATTCTTGAACATCCATTTCATTTTCACTTTCATCATCAGTATAGAAAGAATTATCATCATCAGATGATTCTTCATTACGCTTCTTCTTTCTAGGTTCTTCCTCTCTTCTTTTAGAGCTCTTATTTTCTTTCTTAGACATTTTAGATTGAGTATCGCGTGACATTCTTTTATTATTGTGTATTAGTATATATTTTTAAGTATATTCAATTTTTTATTATTTTTTTATTCAAATAATTGTTTTTATTTTATACGTATTAAAAAATAAATTTACATTAAATATGTATTTTATATTTTAAAATAAAATTGAATTAAAACAATCTAAATATTGTTTGTTATATATAAGAAGCATGTCTAAAAATTCTGGAAATATGAAGAATATAAATTGCTCCAAAATTATCGGTATTCAGTTTAGCATATTATCGCCTGAAGAAATACGTAAGGGCTCTGTGGCAGAAATTACTAGTAAGGAGGCCTATCTTGGAAATAAACCAGTTATTAATGGGTTATTTGATCCTAGGATGGGTGTTTTAGAACCTGGTTTAATTTGTCCAACAGATGGTTTAGATTATATGCAAACACCGGGATATTTTGGACACATAGAATTAGCGCGTCCTGTATTTTACATTCAGTATTTAAGCACAATTCAAAAAGTATTGCGTTGTGTGTGTTTTAAATGTAGTAAATTATTGATTTCTAAAGAAAAGTATAAACAAGGTTTAAAAATGCAAAACCAACATAGATGGAAATATGTTTCTGAATTATGTAAAGGTATCAAGAGATGCGGTCAAGATACTGAAGATGGATGTGGATGTTTAATGCCAAAAATAAAAAAGAAAGAAATGTCAACATTATTTGCGGAATGGGATAATCCTTCTACAGAAGACGGCGAAAATTCAACTATTAATATTCCTTTGACACCAGAATTAGTGTTAAAAATATTTAAGAGAATTTCCGATGAAGATGTTACATTTATGGGGTTTAGTCCTATTTGGTCTCGTCCAGATTGGATGGTTTGTCAAGTATTGGCTGTTCCTCCTCCAGCAGTTAGACCATCTGTAAAGCACGATGCACAACAAAGATCAGAAGACGATTTAACACATATTTTGGTTAGTATTGTGAAGTCGAATAAAATATTGTTAGAAAAAATACAAAATAATGCTCCTGAAAATATTATCAATGATTGGTCAATAGTTTTACAGTACCACGTTGCTTCAATGGTTGATAATAAAATACCTGGAGCAAATCCTGCGGCTCAAAGATCTGGAAGACCTTATAAGTCTATTAAGGACAGATTAAATGGAAAAGGTGGACGTATGAGAGGTAACTTAATGGCTAAACGTGTTGATTTTAGTGCTCGTTCAGTTATTACAGCTGATCCTAATATTTCTATTAGGGAATTGGGTATTCCTATGAAAATTGCTAAAAATATTACGAAACCTGTTGTCGTAAATAGAGTGAATAAAGATTTCTTAACTAAATTAGTTCAAAATGGTCCTGATGTATGGCCTGGTGCTAAAATACTAGAGAGACAAAATGGACAAAGCATTACCCTGCGTTATTTAGATAGAAAGAGTATTGTTCTTGAAGATGGGGACATCGTTCATCGTCATATGATGGATGGCGATGCAATCCTGTTTAACAGACAACCTACTCTTCACAGAATGAGTATGATGTGTCATATTGCTAAAATTATGAAGCAAGGCGATACATTTAGAATGAATGTAGCAGATACAAAACCATACAATGCGGATTTTGATGGGGATAGACATATGTAATTACATTTTGTCCCCAACAGGGAGCGTTAAAAGCGTGTTACTCCCTAGTTAGTTGTTTCAATAAATAATTGAAATTCAAAAGCACTTAAATAGAATAATGTTAATATAGTAATGGAACCGTCAAACCGACAAAAACTATCAAATATAACATTAGATAATCCAACCGAAAGATATTGTGAAATATATAAAATAGTTAATTTATCAAATGGTAAAATATATGTAGGACAAGCAGTTTCTCATATATTGAATCATAAAAAATATAGACCATATGGACACGAAGGTAGGTTTCGTTGTCATATTTCAGAGGCTTTCTCAACAAAGAAAAATCAATCACATTATTTAAATAATGCTATACGAAAATATGGCGTTGAAGATTTTGTGGTCGAATTAATCGAATGTTGTGAAATTACAGATGCCGATGAAAGAGAAATATACTACATCAAAGAATTAAATAGTTTGTATCCCTCTGGATATAATCTAAAGAATGGTGGAAGTGTGTTTACTCATAGTGACGAAAGCAAGAAACGTGTTTCTAATGGTGTAATTAATTATTATAAAGATAAAAAGTTCGATAGATTTAAAAATGTCACAAAAATAGATGATGACATTGATAAATATATTAAACCTTTGAAAAAATACAATGAACAATATGGTTGGTATGTTTATATAGATAAATGTAAAGCCGATTTTGGCGGTATACATATTCCATTAGATAAAAGTAAAAATAGTGCAATTGAATTCATAAATTATTTAAAAACACAATTAGCAACATGACCAAATTGCGGGAAACCTCCTTAGAGCCTTTACTACCACTCACTATCGGAAACGTTAGTGAAGAACTCGGTTAATAGCCGAACCCAATGGTAAAAATGTAAAGGATTGGGCAATCCGCAGCCAAGCTCCTAATCTCGCTATGATAGAGAATGGAGAAGGTTCAACGACTAGACGGTTATGGGTATTATATGATGGCTTAATCAACCTGATAATGCTTAAGGTATAGTCTGTCCCTATTGGAAACTTTAGGGAAATTCATGGAAATGAATTTACATATGCCTCAGGATCCAGAATCTGAGTCCGAATTAAAAAATTTAGCGGCAGTGCCATATCAAATTATTAGCCCTGCTAACAACGCATCAATTATAGGTATTTACCAAGATTCAATGCTTGGTTCATATCGTTTTACAAGAGAAGGGATTGATTTTACACAAAAAGACGCAATGAACTTATTAATGATGTTTAAGCGTGTAAATCCTGATGGTCTAAAAAGAAAAAGCAATGAAAAAGTATCTAATTTCGAAGTTTTATCACAGATTTTACCTCCATTATCATTAAAGGTTAAAAATAAACAATATGATGGAGATAAAGAAAAACCAGAGTCTTCTAACAATATCATTGAAATAATCGATGGTAAATATATTCGTGGTCAAATGGATAAAGGCATCTTAGGTTCTGGAACCAAGGGACTAATCCATAGAGTTTGTAATGA